AAAGAGGCGGAGCGGCAGGCTTTCGACGCCGCGCGCTTAACCCGGGACGCGGTCCTCGCCGTACCGGACCGGCTGGCGGCGGAGCTGGCCAGTATTACCGAGGTCCACGAAATCAACGACGTAATGACCCGGGAGCTAACACAAGCCCTTGAGGGGCTGGCCGGGGTGGAGGCATGATAGTCCACGCGGACAGGGTCCTGGATTTGGGCCGGGTGGCCATTGCTTTTATGGATGGCCTGCGGCCTGACCCGTACGAGAACCTCGTGGACTGGAATAATAAGCACCGCGTGCTCCCCAAAGAGTCCAGCGTCGAGCCTGGGCGGTATAGGACCAGCCGCACGCCCTACGTTGAGGAAATACTCCTGGAGCTTTCACCGCAAAGCCCCACCACTGAGGTGGTATTTGTAAAACCCACGCAAGTAGGCGCCACCGAGATAGGCAACTGTTTTCTTTTTGGCACGGCCAAGAGGTATCCGGGCCCCAGTATGATGGTTTTCCCGACCGATAAGATGGCCCAAAAGCATAGCAAAAAAAAATTAATGCCCTCAGTCCTGGCCATGCCCATCCTGGCGGACATTATAAAGCCGCAGAAATCCAGAGACTCCGGTAATACTCAGCTTTTAAAAGAGTATCCTGGGGGCTCGTGGACCTTGACCGGGTCCAATAGTCCGACCGCAGCCAGGTCCGACACCATACGATATTTGGTCCTCGACGATTACGACGGATTTGTCCCGGACGCCGGTGGCGAGGGTGCCCCGGGGGACCTGTTTAAAAAGCGGACGGATGCGGTGGGCGCAAAGAAAAAAATTTACATAAACAGCACGCCGACCAATACCGGCGCCTCCAATATCGAGGACGAATGGGACGAGTCGAGCCAGGGATATTTCCACGTCCCGTGTCCCCATTGCCAGGCCATGCAATTTATGGAATGGGAGGGGCTTAAGTTTACCCGGAATGAGGACGGCGAGATCGTGGACATTTGGTATGTATGCAAATTTTGTGCCAAGAGAGTCGAGGAGTACCAAAAGACCAAAATGATGGCCCAGGGCGTGTATGCCCACAAGTACCCGGACCGGAAAAAACGGGGCTTTAAAATCAATGGATTGTATAGTCCTTTCGGCTGGTTTTCCTGGCACGACCTGGCCACGGAATTTTTGGCGGCAAACGTCAAACTTAAGCGCGGGGATAATCGGGCAATGAAAGTATGGACCAACACCCGCAAGGCCGAGACATACCAGGAAAGTGGGGAGCAACCCGACTGGACAGGCCTATCGACCAGGGCGGAACCGTACCCGGCCCTCACGGTGCCCGTGGGTGGCTGTCTCCTGGTCGCAGGCGTGGACACCCACGACAACCGCCTGGACGTCAAGGTCAAGGCCTACGGGCCCGGGGAGGAGTCCTGGGTCATATACTGGGGCACCCTTTACGGGGACCCCGCGGAGGCGCCCGTGTGGGCTTTACTCGACGAGCTTTTATATCGGCCCTACACCCACGCGTCGGGCGCGGACCTCCACATATTAACAATGGCAATTGACACCGGCGGCCATAGGACCCAGGCCGTTTACCAATACGCGCGCAAGCGGGCGCCCCGGGTTATTGCGGTCAAGGGGGCCAGCTCAAAGGGGCGGCCTATCCTGGGGGCTCCGACAAAGCAAGACGTCGACGTCCTGGGCCGCAAGATCAAGGGCGGGGTGGAGGTTTGGCCCATTGGCACGGAACTTGCAAAGGGCACCGTTTATGCCAGGCTCAAATTGACCGAGCCCGGCCCGGGCTTTTGCCACTTTCCTATCGGCCTGGACGAGGAGTATTATCTCCAGCTTACCGCGGAAAAACTCGTCAAGCGCTATGTAAAAGGATATCCAGTTTATGAGTGGATTAATACCCGGGTGGCAAACCACGCCCTGGATTGCGAGGTATATGCCCTGGCCGCAGCTTATCGAGCCGGGGTCCAGACGGTCGACTGGCAGGCCTTGGCCGACCGGCTCCAGGTCACACTCCCGGCGTCCGCCACTTTGGAGCTCCAGGAGAAAATTGTAAATAAACCGCAGCCCGAAACGCCCGTACCCCAGGGCAGCCGAACCGAACCGGCCAGGACCCGACCAGGGGGCCGAGGGCCTGGAGGTTACAATCGTCCGGCATGGCTGGGGCGTTAATAAGAATATTGACGCCGGGGGTTTTCGGTGGTAAAGGAGGGGTTAATTGTTCTATGCAAAGAGTGTGCCAAATTAATTATATCAAAGTCAGGAGGTCAAACGTGTGTCTATAAAAACAACTTTATCCCAGCTCGAAGAAGTCCAGGCCGCTATTACCAAAGTAATGGCCGGACAGTCCGGGACGTGGGACGGCAAGATGTTAACCATGGCAGATTTGGACACGCTTACTAAGCGCGAAACCATGCTCCTGGGGCGGTATAACTCCGAACAAAAGGGCGGTATTGCCCGCAATGTAGGGAGGATAAAACGTGGCTGCTAAGTCTGTTATATTATATGGCCCGGATAATAAACCACTGGCGCCCACCGGCGGATTTTTCCGCAGGGATGCGGCTAAAAGGACCGGGTCCCTATCGAATTGGCTACCCCGGCAGACGTATGGAGACGCTTACGAGTCCATGGAACGCGAGGCCATTATCGGCCGCGTTATGTCCCTGGTCGGAGACGACCCAAACGCCGAGGGGATAATCGGCACCTTTGCCACTACCATTATAGGGGCGGGCCTTAAACCGGTGCCCGAACTCGACGCGGCGGCCCTGGGCATATCGACCGAGGAGGCCCGCAAAATCGAGGCCATACAAAAAAATATTTACGCTACTTGGATGCCCGACGCCGACGTCGGGGAGCGATGGACCGACGGTGAAATCCAGCACCTTAAGGCGCGGAGCCTGTTTGGGCGAGGGGACTCTTTCGAGATAATTTATATGCGTAAGGATGGACCCGGCAAATTTTCCATGGCCACCCAGGTCATTGATCCGCTACGGGTCAAGACTCCGACGGACATGCGGTCCAACCAAAACATAAAATCGGGCATAAAAATCGGCAAGCACGGCCAGCCCGTGTCCTATTTCGTTAAAAAAGCAGGGCAAGGACTGAGCCCCGGGGCGGACACGTCCAAAAACTTTGTCGAGATATCTGCCAGGAGGGGCCACAGGTGGTCTATGCTCCATGATTTTATTGCAAAGGACCCGGAACAGGTCCGGGGGTATCCTATTTTGTCGCCCGCCGTCCGCTTTTTTAGGGACCTGGCCGACCTGATAGGCGCGGAGCTTACGTCCAGCGTAGTTACCGCAGCCATGTCCGTGTTTGTGGAGGACGAGACCGACCCCGCGGCACTTGCTGGGGACCTCTTATCCACCGACCGCCGCGGCGCCAAAGACGAGCGGCACCAGGATTTAAACCCGGGCGAGATTTGGTACGGGTCCGCAGGACAAAAGCCCCATTTATTGGCGGCGGACAGACCGGGCACGACCTTTGAGCCTTTTACAAAATTGGTTAAAAAATCCATAGCCATGTCGACCGGCGTGCCTTACGCCGTGTTATTTAAAGACACCGACGGCATAAATTTTGCAGGATTCCGGGCGGCTATGCTTGAGGCCTGGCGGGTTTATGATTACCACCGCAAAAGAATCGGGCAAAAGGATTGCCAGAAAAAATATACAATGCTTATGGAGGAGGCCTGGCTCCGGGGATTATTGCCCATAGGGGACGATTTCCAGGACAATAGGGTGGCATACACCCGCGCGTCCTGGTACGGGGCCCCAAAGGGCGATATCGAGCCATTTAAGGCCATCCAGGCGGACATTATGAAGAATAAGGCAGGCATTAAGACAAAGGAAAAGATAATTATAGAGGACGGGGGGCCAGGTTTTACCGAAGTTACCAGGCAAATAGGCGAGGAGAACACCGCCTCCAAGGCGCTGGGCGTCTCCCTGGACCCAAAACCGGACCCAAAGGAGGGCGCGAATGACTGATTTTAAAGATAACGTGTGGCTTATGGAGCCGGAAAGCTATAAGGGTTTTGCCGAAGTCCGTGCCAATATGATGGCGGAGCCGAGTTTTATGGCCCACATGGCAGCATACGAGGGCAAGGACCCGAAACCTTACGCCGTGACCAATGGCGTGGCCATAATTAACTTTTTAGGACCTATTACGGCCCGGGACAGCTTTTTCTCCTGGTTAATGGGGGGCGCGGTATTACCGGCCTTGACCGACCAGATGAAAGCGGCAGACCTGGACCCGGACGTCTCTGGGATAGTGTTAAATTTTGACAGCCCCGGGGGACCTCCCGCAGGCCTGGCGGAGTTTTCCAATATGGTCCGGGGGTTAAAGACCACCACCGTGGGCTTTTGTGACGGCATGGTCGCCAGCGCCGCCCTATGGATTGCCACGGCGATGGACCACATGGTTATAAGTAAGACGGCCAGCGTGGGCTCCATTGGCGTTATTGCGGTCCTGGAGGACATTACCGAGGCCGCCGCCCAGGCGGGTGTTAAATTTACCGTATTAAGGGCCGGAAAATATAAGGCCCTGGGTATGCGTTTTGAAACCCTGACAGGCGAGGCGAAAGCCATTTTACAAGCCGAAATTGACGCGCTGTATTCAGTATTTATTGACGAGGTGGCGGGCAATTTGGGCAAGACCCCGGAGCAAATCCTGGAAATTGCCGAGGGTAAAATGTTTATAGGCGAGCAAGCCGTCGAGGCAGGCCTGGCGGATAAAATTGGATTTTTAGAGGACGCTATTACTTTGGCGTTAAACAATAACACAGAGACAGGAGGTACAAAGATGGCAGACATTAAAACTGTCAAGGCTATGGTTAAAGCGTACCCGGAACTATGCGAGGAGCTTACGGGCTCGGTCGATTTTTCCGTACAAGTACAAGCTGGAACCAATGCCGAGACCGCGAGACTTTTGGGTCTTGTGGCTGCGTATTTTGGCAAAGAGAGCGGCACACTATTTGAGGCCGTGGTCGCGTCCGGCGTGACCCTGGAGCAATACGAAAGCGTCAAGGCGTCAATCCCAGCACCGGCAGCACCGGCGGCAAGCGCGAAGGACGACAAAGCCGCAGCCCTGGCAAAGCTGACCGCTGACACCCCCGCACCCGTGGGGACGGACGCAGATGCAGGCGCAGGCCCGGCAGATTTTGCGGCCGCTTGGAAATTAATCAAAGAGGAGTTAAAGTGTGATACTCAAAAAGCCATGTCCGTAGCGGCCAAGAGATATCCAGAACTCCACAAGAAAATCACGGAGGGTAATAAATAAATGAGTTTTTGCAAATCACCCATGAGCCTATTATCCGGCGCAATTTTGCTGGCCAAACGACTTGTCAAATTTTCCAGCGGTACATTGATTTATAATACCGCCGCTGCGACCGACGACCCCGTCGGTGTTAACGATTACAGCGTGGCCAGTGGTGTGGCCGCTTCATTAATGACCCTCTCGGAGGACGGCAGCCTGGAAATGACAGCCGCCGGGGTAATTGCCCTGGACGCGGACGTATTTGCGGCCGCCGACGGTAAAATCCAGACACTCCCGACAGACGGCGGAACATACCGCAAAATCGGAATAGCCATGGAGGCAGCAACCGCAGACGGTGATATTATCGAGGTCCTCCCATACATGAACGGCGGGACCGTGGACGTGGATTATACCCTCACTATTGCGGCCCCTGCTATCGTACCGGGCTCGGTTAATAAAATCGACTCCGGCACCCAGGCCGTGGACGCAACCCTGGCCGACGATACTGTAATCGGTCGACAGACCAAAATCGTTATGACCGAGGCCTCCAATAGCTCCACGTTAACGATTGCGTCGCATGAGACCAACGACGCCGAGGTTGCGACTTTCGACGCCGTGGACGAGTACCTGGTACTCGAATGGTCCGGGACGGAATATGTGACCATTAAAGCCACCGCCACTTTCGTGTAAATCGGCCCTGGTATTGGTTTTTAATACGATTTTTTAATTTTTTATATAAAGGAGTACAGTTATGGCAACACCCACGAGCGATACCGCGGTACAGCGGCCCGACCTGGGGGTATTGGTACAGGAGTACATGGAAAGCGCGGAGGAGCTCGGTTTCGTAGGGCTCCAGGTCATGCCCCTATTTGAGACACAGGAACAGTCCGCCAATTATCCAGTAATACCCAAAGAGGTTATGCTACACATGGCCAAGACTGGGCGCGCTATGCGGTCCAGGTACAACCGGTCAGACTGGGAATGGGAGGAGGGTTACTACGCCACCAAAGAGAATGGATGGGAGGAGGCCGTGGACGACCGCGAGCTCAAACTCTATGCCAGCAAATTTGATGCGGAGGCGGTAGCGTCCAGGAGGGCCAGCAAAATTATTTTGCGCGCCCAGGAGCAAAGGATCGCAAACCTGGTTTTTAATGCAACCAATTTCACAGCCCACGGCGTGACCCATGAGTGGGACGACACAGCAAACGCCGTGCCAATTGATGATGTGGCCACAGGTATTGAGTCGGTGATTAAAGCCTCCGGCATGAAACCGAACGTCCTTATAATTGCCCGCACAACCTGGCGGAATCTGAAACGAAACGCGCAGATTATCGCGCAAATTAAGTACACTTTCCCAGGTGCGGACATTAACTCCATGAGCACGGCGCAAATGGCGCATATCCTGGACATTGACCAGGTCCTCGTCGCCGGTGCGGTTTATAACTCCGGCCAAAAGGGCCAGGACGCAACCGTCGCGGACCTCTGGAGCAACGAGTACGCAATGTTAACCAAGATTGCACCCGGTGGCTCCGACCTGACAGAGCCATGTCTCGGCCGGACTTTTCTCTGGATAGAGGACAGCCCCACCAATGAGGTCGTGGAATCTTACAGGGACGAGGGCGTCCGTGGCGATATTGTACGAGTCCGCCATGATACCCATGAGAGCCTTATTAAATCCATTGATGACTCCGGCACGGTTAAGAGTAATATTTCCGCCGCGGTCTCTTACTTGT